ATGTCATTCAGGATGAAAACGTTAACCCCTATTTCATACTGTTTAAAAGTAAATGCTATCAAGAAAAAATTAGCCAGATACAAAGATCATGATTTTCTCAGAAACTTCTATAGACACTTCCATTCTTTCCGAGATGAAAAAACTGAAATTATTTCCAATTTCCCGTGGTGTTGCTTCCTTGCGTTAAAATGGAAGTTTTCATCCCCAAAAAATCGAAGCGTAGAGAGTATGTCTTATCATGAATTTGTAATAATCATAAATAGGATATACGATTTGCAAACTGAGGCGTCTAACTTGAATGCTGAGAGTAATGTAATACTTGGCGTTAGGAGAATGATGATAAATCAGTTTCTATATCAGCACTCTAATAAATTCAATTATGCATCATTAATTAGGCAGCACATATGGTATTGTGAAGGCGAACCTTATTTCAAAGAAAAATTTCATAAAATCACTGGCATTGAACTGAGTAATTATTATCGGATGGCTAGCTATTTCGTTATAATGGCCTCGATTAATGAGAGAACTGACTCTGAGGTTTTTCCTTATAAGTTATTTATTCTTCACTGGGCCCCATTAATTGGCATTGAGCAAGTAAAGAAGTTTTTGGATTTGATTTCCTTGAAGGTAGATAATATAAGAGAATTCATTGGTGAACATAAGTATCATCAGAGTTTGATTATAGAGTATTATGAAGATACTCCTATGTTAAGAAAGCCTGCAATACTAGCCAAAGAAGGTTTGGTTGTACTTTCTAAGAAAATATTGAAGGCAGGATTAGTAAATTTAGTACCGGAAATACTGAAACTCAACTTAAAAGAAGAATACAAAGTTGCGTTTGGAAAAACCCTTGAGCACTACGCTGCTAATGTCTTCAGCTATTATGGATATAATTTCACCAATGAAAGAGGAATTAAAGAATTATATAAAAAATACGACCTAAAAGGTAAATCGGTCGATTTTCTTATTTGTGAAAGTGATGGCTATACTTTAATTGACTGCAAAGCCATAGAGCCAGCTCCTTACATAAAAACCACAAGTGACCCAGAGCGACTGAGGCAAAGGCTAAAACCCAGCTTTATTAAAGGGATTTTTCAAGGGGAGCATACCGCTTCCAACCTTTTAAAGTCAGGAACTATAAAGCCGAGTGAAAAGCTATCTATAATAGTGGTTGTACATAGAGATCATTACCTTTCAAATGGTTCAGATGTAGAATCCTTAATTTACAAATCATTAAGCTCTGAACTCACAGAAAAATATGGAGGCCTACCAGTTCCACTTAGTCGTGTGTATTATATAACTATAGATGGCCTTGAGCATCTTTTAGGGCTCTGTAAGAAAAAAAATATTTCGATAAACGCATTAATAGACTATTGCTCAGAATGTGACTCTTCTTTTGAAAGGAAGAGAGCAAGCATCGAGATGCATATGAACGAAATATTGCCAGAGGGAGTTGAAGACATGGAAAACATAAAAAGTGTGGGTAATATGTTATTCCAGGGTGTTCCTGATGTAATGGGCGATGGAAGTAAAATATGGCAGGGGAAGGTTGAAGAATATATATTAATGCTAGATTATCTACGTTCATGATTTTCGATCATGGCGGACCTTAGACTTTTTGGGCAAGGCCATAATGTCTTTATTTCGAATGCGTTCAGATGCAGACCGGTTCGATCATCGTTAACCTTGGCGAGGTTTCGAGGGCGAGGGTTCAACTCCCGCCAGCTCCACCAATCATGATTGGACGGTGATAGGACATCACCAGCAATAACAGGAAGTTAGCAGTCTCAGCAGGACACCGACCAGACGGTGAGGGGACAAAAAAGGATACGCAAAGGAGCCGCGGCTCCCGAGTGATAAGAAGCCCGCTGATGCGGGCTTTTTTATGGGCTTTTTACACCGGCCTATCATCCGCATCTAAGCTGTTGATGAAGAATGTCACCCTGCCCATCACTTCGACCTCTTCCGCTGCGTCGCCTTCTATCGCCTCGCCGTCCTCTGTGATTAATGCTTTTCCCAGAAACCGAGCAAATTGCGTCTGACCGCCACTAAGGATCAGCAGAACCTGCCCCTGCACAAGTCGGGTGACCGGCTCGATCACCGCAAACCCGGATGACGTCTCAAGGATTCTGCTGTCGATGCCAATTCCGCAAATGGTTTCAGGGCAGAGCCTGCGCTCTACATAGTCTGTTGCTGGCGATACGAATCCCATCAGATCACCCTCCCCATGTTTCTCATCATCCAGAGCCGGTTCTGGCTGTCATCCGGCGTCTTGTCGACGAAGAACTCCTGATAACGCTCTATCCAGTCGTTGGCATCGTCCGGCGTGAAATGCCAGTTTCTGGCGCGCAACTCACGGATGAAGTCATCCGTGCGTAAACACTGGTATCCCTTAGGATTTAGCTGTATTGCAGCGACAAATGCGCTGTGAATGTCTGATTTGCGGGGCATGATCTGCACTCCCTTTTACTGTTTTTATATACAGTAGTTTCAAAAGGAGGGCAGATCAAGGAGGTTTACACAACCGGCTGTTCGGGCCAGGTAATCTCAGGAGCGCTGGAAACGTCTGTCGCTTCAAGGGCATCCAGATAATCGAGCCACGCATTGTATTGCGCCAACTCTTCCCCCTTTAACCGCCCAAGCACGGCTTTACCGGGCCACTGCTTGCCGTTCATGTGGTCGTTCGCTGAATCAATGCGGTACTGCTTTTCAGCCTGGGCCTGCGCAACAACCTCTTCATGCGTGGGTGGAGGTACATCTCCCCACGCGGGAAGCCCGTCATTCCCGGGAACCCGGCAAATTCCAGCAGGAGGAGATGCCATGAACTCACTGGCTACCACGTCACTTACTTCCACGCCATCTTCCGGCCAGGTCCCGGATCGCTCATAATCACTTTTCAGAGAGAAAGGGTAAAAGGCGTTATTTACTGCACTATAAATATAATTGCCCATATTAATCATTTCCCGAACGCAAAATATTGGCCGCCTTCACCGGCCACGTTAACCTTGGCCGTGAATCCCGTTACGGTTTTACTCGTAGCCCCCCACATGTTACCGGTACTGAATCCGGCATCAGAAACAATCACCTGCGCCACTTCCGCAGGGAATGGAATAGGAAATGTTACGGCCCTAGAAGTAACGCCAGTAAAGTCTATAGGCCCGTACTGAATAATAAGGGCACCTAATTTGTACCAGCCTGTGCCATAGGTAAACCCAAGGTTCGAAAGCGCCGCTGTGATAGCAGCTGCGCCATCAGATTTAATATCTGCGAAAGGGTTGGCGCGACTTAAAAGTAATTTTCTTAATGCCGTAAGCATCTGGTCACGTTTGGACTTATCGAGAGCCAGCCCTGCCGCTTCGACTACCGCAACCAGCTCCTCCTGCAGCATGTCAAAATAATCATCATCAAGATCGGTAGCTGGCGTCCCTGTCTGCGGATTACCCCGGGTAAAGCCATTTTTCCCCGCGCCGAACTTATCTTTCTGCGCAGTAGGTGTGTCAATACGATGCATAGTTTCTCCGGTTACGGATATTTGAAAAGTACGTAGGTATGGGACGGGCAGAGTTTACTGATCACGCATTCCGCGACCGTATCACCCCAGTAACGAACCGGGGTGTCGCAGTCATCAGTACACGTCATCCAGGTAGCATCCGTTGAGGACGGCATGTTGACCTGCCAGTAGTAACGCCATTCAGTTGAATACACGGCTTCGGTACAGGCAGAGGTACATCTGAACGGCCCCTTGTTGTAGCGGGTGATCGTCGCCCCTGGCTTGCCCAGGGCAGCAAGCTGGTCGAGGTAAAACCTCTCGTTAATACCACCGATTAAATTGACCTTTGCGTCCAGCCTGCTCTGGCGCTGCAGTAGCGTTTGTGTCCCCGCCGGGATACATTCATCAGGCAGGCCGCAGCAGGTTTCCCAGCGGTTAATCAGCTCGGTGGTTGTGCGCGGATCTAATTCCAGCATCAACTCATCGGCGCGCTGGTGAGCCCGCCGCAGCGAGGGAGCTGCGCCGATAATTGCCGGATCGTCAACTGACCATGCAGGACCAGGCGGCAGCAGGGCTGACATCAAATGGATGTAGTCGTCATCGGTCACGTCCATGCGAGCGTCCCCAGTATGGCCAGTTCATTTTTGGCGATTGAGATATTGGCTGTCGGGGCCACCAGAACATGGCTGTGCTCGCCTGCTGCAATGGAAATAGCCTCGTTTATTCGTGAGATTTCGAGTTCACCTTCCGGGTATCCGTCTCTCAAAAGAAACGAGCGTAACTCCGCCGTCACTGCCGCACGGACTTCTGGCGTGTCAGGTGTCAGGCGTATTCTGAAATTGACGTTATGGCCGACGGGTGCGAACGGATACAGATCAGCGCCGGCAACAGGGGCAAGCGGGGCGATGTGGGCTTTTACTGCTGCAACAGTTGCTGCGTCTGGAATGGGGTTGACCGGATCATCGCTGGCCACCATCACGCCCACCGTACCAGCCCCCATCCAGTGCCTGTAGGTCCACGCCCGGGTGATACCCGGCACTTCTTTGGCCCACACAATATAATCGCCGTCCCCACCACCCAAAGGGGTCCAGTAGTAACGCTCCAGCACCCGGGCGCGCCAGGTTTCCAGATCCTCAATATCAAACCCACCAGCAACAGAGTCAGCTACGCCTGAAGACGGCAGGCCATTAACCGGCGTCACCAGATAAAGCGCGGCGCCATCGTCAATTTCACCTACGTTGCCGGTGACACTGCACACGATCGGCACGCGCAGAACGCCGCCTGCACTGGTCGCGTCTGCCGTGGTGGTGTACTGGATCAGGTCGTCGCGTTGAATCACCGCGCCAGCCTTTACCGTAATGCCGTTTGTTACGCCATCCCAGCGCATAAATCCTGCTGACGCTGTAGGGCTTTTTCGGGGGCAGCGCTTCATGGCCGCATGCCTTTGCAGCCAGGCTTCATCGCACTTATCCGGCAGCATGTTCAGCGCCAGGTAATCAATGTAGCCATACACGGTATGCAGCGCGGCCGCATACACTTTCGCCCTCACGTCTTCATCCATACGCCTGATGGTGTCGCTCGCGTCCAGGCGGGAAAAAAGGTCGGTGCGGAGCATGCTGATATTTTCTGCCAGCGTCGGGCGCTGGAATTCGCTGTCAGCCATTTGTGATCGCACTCCATAGATCGTCAAAAGAAATAGTGGTGGGCTGGTTGTAGCGCCACAGCGTTATGCTGTTACCCAGTTCGTTAATGCCGGTACGCTGAATGAGGAGGTCAATCCTGGAAACAACGCCGTCGTCGATCATCCACTGCAGTGCTTCGTTGATATACGTCCTGGCGACCAGGGCTGTCTGGTTCGTCAGCTTCTGACGCTGGAGCAACCAGAGGCGAGAACCGTACCGGTCGTTCTGTACTGCAGGCCAGGTATCGCCCCACCACCCGTTAGGCTGATCGGCATTGTCATCCGGTTGCGCGCGGCGCCAGGTGAAAAGAGAAATCACAACAGAGCGGGTGAGTAAATCGAGAGGGGCATTCGCTGAAACGCTTACCCCGTTTACGGTTAGCCACAGGTCCATATTTACGTCCCCATTTGTTTGTCCGGCACGTCTGTGCTGTTACCGTTTTCTTTGTGTATATGACCGTTGTAAGTGAGGCGCATTGCCGCCATCGTGACGCCGGTTGTGTCGCAGTGGTCCTTGATCTGGCCTGTCGATTCGATGTCCATTTCGAACCGCGCTTTCGGCGCGTTCATGAAGGTAATGGGCTTTCCGGCGCCGTTCACGACGATACCGGCGCGCGTCAATGTGACCGACTGTCCCAGATCGTCATAAATGGCGACTTCACCTTGCTTAAGAGACCGGATGCGATAGCGGCGATCGGACACGGTGACCGCTACAGCATGGGAGCGATCGGCATCAGGAAACAGAACCAGAGCTTCAGCACCCGGATTCGCATGTGAGGTAAACCCGTAAGGCTCAAGATGCTCAATGTCACCCTTCTTCTCACCCGCGAGTAGTTCCACATCCACAGCCTGACATTTTGAATCAGGCTTAACGCTTCCCACGACCGCGCGCCGAATCAGGTTAAGCAGTTGCCGCTGCAATTGTTGAAAGTTACCCATCAGAAAGGAGCCTCCTCAGCTTTTTTCTTCTTCCGCTGTTTAGGATCGGCAGGTTCCGGCAGATACGCATCAGGCGGCCCGACGCGCAACTCGGTGATCGTGCCGTTGCTGTCTTTGGTGAACAACACCTCGGAAATCAGCAGCTCACGGTTGTTAAACCCACAGACGGGGTCAAAGACGATTACCCGCTGGTTAGGTTGCCAGAGAGAACCGTCACCCTGGCGCCACCCCCACACGGTGTACGTTGTTTCATCAGTGCGGGCGGCGCGCTGGCGCGCTTCGAAATCAGCGCGGGCGATGCAGCTTGCACCTGTCGCCTGGCCTGTCTGCTGAACAGCCATTGGCCGGTACCGTCCGATCCCAGCATCTTCGGTCTTCGCCCGGAGAGCCGTTGTGGTGGCCGCGCCAAAGTCTTCATCATTCCCGGCTCTCTGCCCGGATACCTGATACGTTGAAAAACGGTCCCTGATACTTTTTTCGGTATCGCAGGAAAGGATGTTCTGGCCGAGAACGAGCGCGGTATGCGCTCGCGTCGACCCAACTACACCAATCACCAGCCGTCCCACTGGATCGTCATAAGCCAGCACCTGTTGCTGACCCAGCATCTTATTCAGCACCTCGATAACCGTTTCGCCGTGATCAGGCTGCACGCCCGGGATAACGTCAGCAGGCGCGCCGGAATTAACGACTTCAATACCAAACGGCTTTGCCAGCGCGGCCGCCACCTGAACCAGAGACTGTCCGTTGAATTGCGTCGGTTCTGCGGCGCAGTCGATCAAATCTGCTGTCAGGCTGCGCCCGCTGATGCCAACACTGACAGAGCGTGCGTCGTAGCGAACAGGGGTTGCCTCGACCCAGCCAGTGATCACCAAATCGGTGCCAATCAAAACCTCGACCCGGTCGCCACCTTTCACTTTCAGTGAGAGGGTGTCACCGTTCTCGCCTGGCCATTGCCGGGTAATTTCGACACTGAAATCCCTCGCCAGCCGTTCAACGCCCGCGCCAATCCTGACTGATGTCCAGCCGCCCCACTCCCTGCCATTGACCCTCAGAGTAACGTTGTCATCCATAATCAGGCCCAGACGCGAGCAGGGGTTTTAGGGTTCACGGCGAACCCGTTTAAGCTGGATAAATCGAGACCGTCGTTAATAACACGCATATTGACGTGGTAGCCGGGTTCGGTTACGTATTCCACAGACCCCGCATCACCGGTACTTGTAGTAATGACGCCGACCATATCAAGACAAATGTCAGGGTGAAATAAACCGCCCTGCTCTTTTTTATATTCAAACCCGAACGCAATTAATTTCTGTTGCGCCTCCTCCTGACTTGTGAAGCGCAGATATAAATCTTTCATCATCGGAGTCCTCTAATTTGGATTTCTGTTAGTTCGCGATGCCAGATACGTAGGTTTCTAATGTAATATACGAACCGGGCAACTGACTGACTTGTATTTCCAAATTTCGTAATGGCATTATTATCAGCATTAGCTCGTGTACCTGATGTAGTTTTGCCATTAAATGACATAAATACATTATTGCCCGTAACTTTGTATGAAAAAATATCTGACATCCCATCTTGTGAAGCAATCTCCAGCGGGGAACTCCGATAAGAACGAATCATTTTTCCCGTATCAAGTCGACAAATAATGTCATATCGAGGACCCTGAACAGATATAGCCTCTGTGTAGCCACCAACAGGCATAAACTTTGTAGTTAACTCTACCGCAACGGTTCGGTTAAAAAGCGTGGCAAGAGTTCTAAATCCCGCATTCTCAGTAGGAATGGTCCATTGGTCTGCAGATCGCGTTACTGCAGACACCTCGGTCTTGATATATGAGGTAGGGAATGGGCTATCTTCTAATTGCGCCCCCCAAACATTTAAACCAGACACGCCATCGCCGGTGTAGTTTGCTGCCACACCATTCGCTAATTGAAGGCGAATCACTGTGCTCTGACTAGCCGCAGCGGTAAATGTCATCCAGACGCGATAGATACCGTTTCCAACATCTTCAAATCCACGATCAACAAACTGAGCGCCAGTCCCGCTTCCTGACCAAGCTCCAGCCGCAGGATCAAAGAAAACGCCAGATGTACTTCCTGAGGCGACACGTAGATATAAATTGCGGGGGTTTGAGTGGGCTTTAACAAACACGGAATAGCAATATGTTGTACCAGCCGTTAAAACTATATTGCGGTCCTGGGTGTAATGCTCGATATTGGTGGTAGTGTCTTCAACTATCAGCGCCATTGTTTTTTCGCCACGGGGTGAGTCGCCACTGTTATTAGTTGTGGTAACTCTCTGTCCTGCACCCCACTGCTCAGAGTAGGTATATAAGTTTGTGGCCTGAGATTCCATTAATAAACCCGCTTTTTCAAAGCGAGGCTCGTTAATATCGGCTAGCTTCATCGATCCCGATTTATCGAAATATGTTCCAGTGGTTGGGCGAGTAAAGGTAGCGCTTCGTGTTCCAATCGGGATATTGGTTCCATTAACAGGCACTGTATCAATCGGGGCTACACCTGCCAGCATCAGTAAATTGTCATTGAATGGCAACCACACATCCGGGAACGGCGCATCAACGTATCCAGTGGCGGCGGCCGAGTTCGCAGCATCTGCTGCGCTTTGGGCCGCTGATTGCTGCGCGGCCTGGGCTTGCTGAGCTGCAGCTGAGGCCTGCGCTGCGGCCTGTGCGGGTTTAACTGTGACTGCATCGACAGCGCGCTTCAACCTTTCGGCCAGGCTCGGCTGTGCCGCGCCTATAGGCATTTCGACCACCGTTCCTTCCGGCTCAGTCAATACTTTTTCAAATGCCGTAACGGCCGCATTCAGGCGGTTAACCGATGAATCGGCTTCAGTAAACTGGGACATGCTGACTCCTAAAATCCTAATGAACAGGCTTTCTCTACCGCGATCGCCCATCTCAACCAGTCGCTGGTCCTTGCCGTATAAAGCTGGTCCTGTTCAACTTGTTGGTTTACCCGCCACGCCAGCTGGCGCGTCGACAATTTAAGCGGCTGCAAGGGTACGAATCCGGGGTGCGCAATACCGTTGCGCTGGACAATTTCACCGGCGCGGCTGGCGTCGTCGTAGATACGCGCCGCCAGAACGACGGCAGGCTCTATTCCCACGGGCAGTACCGTTACGGTTCTGTCTGTCTGCCTGAGACGTTGCGTCAGGTCGGCATTCAGATCTGCCTTTAGACGGCGCAGTGCAGTGAAAACACGATCGTCAGTCGTCCGCTCCATCTCTTTCACGATTGCCTGGTTCAGGGTGTCGCGAACTACAGTGAGTTCATCCCACGACGGAGCATCAGGAGTGACGGTGTTTGTTGGCGCGTTGCTCAGCGCCGGGTGAGAGACATTTGCTACTATCGCAGCACTTTGACCGGAGGAGCCGGCAGCTGTCACAGCTGCCGGAGCGGGAAGTCTCGTTACGGTGTAAACCGCCTCGCTTAAGGCTGTAGTACGGATCGCGCTCGCAACATGGTTTCGCTGCTCTGTTTTGGATCTGGTGCTCTGGCTGTCAGTTTTCCACACTCCCCTGGGTGCCAGGTCTTTTCCAAGGGTGATACCCGAAAGAGCTTTTGCCATCGTGATCAGATCGGCAGAGTTGCCGTACAGCCGGTTGCCCGTTCGCCACATTTTTTGCAGCGACTCAATAAAGCCCTTCCCTGATGACGGAGGAGGCAGCAGCACCGAAATATCACCCTGGAGAAGACGAGCTCCAGCAGACACGCCATCGTCGATCATCTTCATGGCGTCTGAGACGTAGCCAACCATTCCACTGGCCTGCCCAATAACGTCCTGCTGCACAAAATCAGCCATGCCATCCATGCCAAACCCGTCGAATGCATCACTGATGCAGCTGTCCAACACGGAGCATGAAGATCCGAGTATCTGGGCAGTTGCCGCACCTGATGTCGGGTAAGCCAGTTCACCGGCCTCGACGAACCGGAGGTCAAAGCGGACCACGCGGCCCTCTTCCTTTCTTGTGCTGACCCTGATCTCACCATCAACACAAACGCTGAGTTCACCAAAAGTTGGATGAATCAGCGTGCCGGGACCCGGTTTATTCAGCGCCTCCTTCAGCGCATCGCGCTGTTCGAAACAGTCATCTCCGACCACATAAGCTGTAATGGACGCCCGGAACGTGGCCTTACCGAGGTCTTCTGTATACGGTTTGTCACGATTGGGGTATTCGTGGGTTTCAACCCGGCGCCCGCCGGTGGAGTCTTCATCCTCAACTTTGAACGGGGCGCCGCGAAACGAGGCGTTTTGCAATCGGTCTTTCCACGCCATACCATCTCCAGAAACAAAAAACCCGCCGGTTGGCGGGTTTATTTAAAGTTATTTATTTTCTATCTCTTCCTGAAGCTCAAAGAAACGCTGTCTGAACTTCATTGGATCTTTGATAAAGCGGATTGGAGCGTGAACAGCTCCAGTATCACTGATGATAAGAGAGCCGTACCCCAGCAAACGTCCTGATATCCCCTGCTTAACCTGCAGGCTCGAAATTTTCCTAATAGGAATTTCTACAGTATCTCTCTTGATTAAGCCGGACTTCGCAATCAGTCGCTTGTTAGTTATCGCAGCCTCATTCGAACGCAAGACAAAATAACCCAAAGGAATCAGGACGAACCCTATGATGGTAGTGAAGCCTAAAATTAAGCCCCATACTACCCATGGCAACCAAGCCCATAAAGTAACATGTCCACGATAAACTACTTCTTCATTGCCAACTAAGTTTGAATCGATATAAGACATTTTTTTATCCATCAGATATTGAGGATAAAATCATAACATCGCATTTCAGATTATTTCCAATTGAAAGTTTAGCCACCCATCCCTGTCCTACCTATTCTGGTATAACCCACATCATGGTTAACATCTATCCCTGACGCACGGGTCTCAGTCACCTTCATTCCTGGCGGAGCATTTTCAAACTGAACAGTCACCGTTCCCTGAGGCTTAGCAACAGCATCCTGTTTAATCTGGTATGGGTTGTAGCCTGAACTTGCTACCCCCGCACCATAAGCACCGTAACCACCTGCACCCCATTGTGCAGCATTTGCGGCGGCGACGGTATCACTGGCACCATCGGTAAACCACTCGACAATAGGTTTCAGCTTCGCCCACATATCCTGAAACCACTTCACTACTGGCCCCCAGTTATTTATTACCAGGCTCAATGGAGACCAGTCAAAAGCTAACTTCGCCCAGCGCATCCATTCGGAAAATATTGGCTGAACAAATCCCCATAATTTTTTGAAATAAGGACCAACTACATCCCAGTTGGAGATAATCAGTCCAGCGGCCAACGCAATGCCGGTAGCGATCATGCCAATGGGACTCAATGACAAGATTCGGCTCACAATGCTAATTGCCCCGCCAACTCCCATAAATCCCAACTTCAAAACAGCCAAGCCAGCAGCTAACCCAAAAGCACCACGTATTACTCTGGGATTTTCATCAGCAAACTTTGTAAAACGTTCACCAAGATCCCCCAGCCATATTGTTATTTGCTTGGCGTCTCCAGAGAAGGCTCCTCCAATCGCTGCAAGGCCATTAGTGGCTGTGCCTGTCATTGCCTCCCAGAGGTTGGTAAGAGTTCCCAGTTGGGCCTGAACTCGATTATTCAGGCTGGCCTGCCGATTCATTTTTTGCTGAACCTGGTCATAGCCATCTTTGCCTTTGTCGATCAGGGCGTTCACCACCTGCAGGGTTTCAGCATCATCCCCAAAAAGAGCTTTCAGAACACCGGTACGTTTTACGTCGGTCAATTTGCGAAGCTTACTCAATTGTTTAAACAAATTGTCGAGCCCACCGAAGCTGCCCTTGCCGTTAGTAAAATCGAGATTGATGTCGAGCTTCTGGCTCGCCAGCACTTTGTTAACGCTTTTAACGTTCTTTATATTCAGACCTGACTGAATGACTTTACGTAGCGCATTACCCGCCGACTCGCCCTGCATCCCCATCTGATCCATCATCACGCTGATTGGCGCAAGACCCTGGGCGGCCTTAAGCCCGTCCTGATTAATCATCTTCAGAACGGAACTGGTTTTGGTGAAGAACGACAACATGTTGGTGTCGTCAACACCAAGATAAAACGCTTTCTGAATAGTATCGAATAGCCCCATCATGTCATCTGAAGCGGTCCCTGTGGCATCCTGCATTTTGGCCGCAAATTCTGCTGCTGCTTCAGGTGTCTTCTTCAACTGTACAGCCAGATAAGCCGTCGCTTTCCCGACCCCGCCGAGAATGTTCTCTGCCGGAATACCCTGACGCACCAGCATTTGCATCATGTTCTGAAAGTCAGCGGTTGTTCCCGGCAACTGATTACCCAAACCTACTGCAAGCTTATTGATTTTTTCAAAGCTACCGCCAACTTCGCCATTGTCCTGCATCATGGCGACTTTCAAACCAGTGGCCGCGTTCTCCTGATCCGCATATGCTTTCATCGATAAGGTCAGCCCGGCGGCCAGACCTCCCCCAAGTGCGAGCCCACCTTTTGATGCTTCCTCTGCCTGCCGCCTGAAGCCACGAATATTTTTCTGCATTCGCGACAGCGCAGGTGACAGCTTGTCGACACCGGTGATCAGCGCCTTAAGTTCAAACTCAGCCATTGCGCTGCTTCTCCTGCTCAATTCTGTTTGCCTGACTTACCAACAAAGGTATTTCACTGAGTGGTTTGTCCAGCAGTTCAAAAGGGTTAATGCGCCAGTAACTGGCGCAGTCAAAATAGCGATCAGTGAGATATTCTGCCGTCAGGCCTGGAGGAAAAAACCCGCCACCAGCCAGCCTGCCGTATTAAGATCACCCGGTGACATTTGGTCAACCGTACTCAATGGTACGCTGGCCAGCCTGACGATATACTTCGCAATAATATGCGCCTGCAGCTTGATGGATTCGTCCTGGTTCATCTGATAAGGGTAACCCAGCTCACGCACGTCTTTGCCGGTTGGCTCTTTAAACTCAAGCACGCTGATGGTTTCACCATGAGCGTTTACCGGTTGATTCAGCACCATCTCTTGCATTACTGATAACCTCCCTCTTCACCGTGGAATTCGAGGTCAGCGGTGCCTTCCTCTGCGTTGTGGTTTGCCTCGCCATGCAGCCAGGCAGATGACAGTACATAGACCTGACCATTCGCCAGCTCAGCGGTGATCGTCATCTGGTCTGAAGTCGTCACTTTGTTGACCGGAAACTCTTTCGGCACTTTGAAGGTGCCCTTCACATAGGGCGCGCGGTGAGTCTCCTTACGGTCGACGTCACCGGCCATGCCAATGAGGTCATCGTTGATCGTGGTGTTCATTGGCACCTCGATACCACCGGTCAGCGACAGCTGCTGACCGTCAATCTTGAAGTAACACGTACCAGCAATGCGCGGCATTATGCGCTCTCCTCTGCATACTGAAGACGGAACTGGTTAAGCAGCGCGAACACTCGCAGCTGGTTAACGTAATCAGGTGGGTACAGCACGTTGATGCGGGACGGGTCATTTGCATCGCGCTCAACAATCAGGTGCGCTTTAAACAGATCGAAGTTTTCGACGATCCCCTCGCGCTCCATCTGTCGGTACGTCGACAGCAGTTCCCCTTTGATCACCGCCGGAGTGACAATCGCCTGGCCGGGGCCGAAGCGGGTTCCGTCGTTCGCCAGCTTATGGCGCCCGTACTTACTGGTGATCACCGTCTTCAGGCGGCGCAGGACGTATGCGCTGGTATGCAGCGTTTCACTGTCCAGGTAGCTGTTATCGGCCACGCCATAAGCGTTTTTCTTATAGGTGGTGATGTCACGCTGAATGCGCAGCACGCCACCTTCGGTGTAGGCCGTCGCGATCCCGTGCGTTAACAGGGATTGCTGCTCGGTCTTGATGAAGCGTTTACCGCTCGGGGGTGGCAGCATGCCCACCAGTTCGCCGGTCTGCGTCGGACGGGCCGGGTCGACACGCAGGAATACTGCAGCGCGGGCGGTGCGGCTGGCCGCCAGCTCGTCAGCACAGGACTGCACCGTTTTTTCGTACCCGGCGATCGTCAGGTGGGGGTCATTGAACGTGTCACCCGCGGTAATCAGATCGCTTACAACGGCAATTTTTGCGGTGTAGACGTGGCCGTAAATCTGGCGTAACCAGCTCCAGCGCCCGCTGGTATCGTTCATTTCCTGGCTGATGGTGTTAACTGACGCCGTGTCGCTAAACGGATGGCCGATATAATCGAAGGGCTCATCCCCCATCGCCGCGATCGTTCCGCTCAGCGCTGGCGCGCCGGTACCTGAGGCACCAGTGGCGATCGCAATATTCACGCCAGATGGCAGGGATTCGCCGCCGCTGAACCCGTAGTAATTCAGCGTTACCGGGATGTCGTTTGCCCAGGTGCCCTTATGGCGCGCCGTCAGCGTCACCACACCTGCGGCAGCAGCGGCAGTGTATGGCGAGCGCCCGTCAGCGGTAATGGCGCCGGCAATGGATGTGGCAATTGCGGCCACTGCATCACTTGCACTGACGGCCGCCTGAATGCGGCGGTTACCGATATAAAGCGATACCACGCCAGCAGCCAGGGCAGAGCCTGTTACCGTCAGGGTGACCGTAGCTGCCGTTCCGGTCGGTTCCGGCACAGCGATAACCCAGAGTTCGCCGAAGGGGTCGGTTTTACGGTACGCCTCGACCATGCGCGCCAGCTGACTGCCAGCGCCAGCAACCCGAACCGCGTAATCGGCTGTCGGCATGAAAACCAGCTGGTTGGTGGCGATGCTGGCACCCGCGTTAGCATGGCCGATTAGAAGCGAAGGGGCGCTGGTCTGGGCTGTATTCGCCGCGCTGTTGTCCATCTCCGCATAAAACAGCGGAACGCGGAGATCAGACGGGATGGTGTTCATCGATACTGTCATTTAGTGCTCGCCTTATTTTCCGGTTCGTCGCCTTTTTCCAGCTGAACAATTGCAATATCCCCGTCGATTTCCCGACGGTACCAGTACTGGCTCTCTTCAACGTTTCGCCCTTCCTCAGGCAAAAGGTCGCCTCGGAGCGGGTCATGGACTGACCGCCCTTTTTTGGGTTTTACAAACATGGTTTTCCTCAGGTGGGAAGGTTGATTTCAATGTGGTGTTCGATTTCACCGTCTGGCCCGTGGCCCGGATCGATAAAATCGACATCGATGGAAAGGGTTTTGAACTCATCCAGCGCGTTCAGATCGTCCTGCTGCCGGGTGTCGTCTTCTGTCAGCTCAGACTCAACGACGAAGTCGAACTGATAACTCAGCTCGTGTCGGTTCACATCCAGCAGCGTGCCGCCGTCATAGGTGATGGGGTTGCCGTATTCTTCCGGGTTCCAGCCCAGCAGCGCTTTAAAGAGTGCCTGGCGAACTTCATGCACCACATCGAAGGAAGCAAACTGGCCGCGTTCGTCACGGCTGTTACTGACGAACACAATTACGGAGAAGCCCTCGCGCAGCGTCTGCCAGTAATCTGTCTGGCTTTTTTGTTCCCCCGGCGAATCATCGCCCGGTACCACATAGGCCGCGGGCAGCAACATCTTGCCGACCTCAGGCAGATCCTTAAACTGCGCGGCACCGGCCACCCGGTTCTGAAATAAAGGGCAGCGGGCGCGCAGGGTGGCAATAACTGGCGTCAGTTTCATCAGCGGCGTTTCTCCGGCTTGAGTGAGAGGCGCAGCTCGCGCGCCAGGTAGTAGCGCGTCCAGGGGCTGTTTTTCTGAAGCGTTTCGATCATGAAGTTGTTACGCGGTGCCAGCCGCCAGCCACTCCCCCCGGATGCACCCCGGTGGTGGCCACGCCGACGCTTAGCGCCGCCCCGCACACCGTAGAACAGAAACGCCGGGTAAAAGTCGCCGGTGATGAGCCGGTTCCCCTGCCCGTTTCGCTGGTTAGGCGCGATACGCGTCATAAACCCCGGACGGTTCTTGCTGGCCCTGGGCACCATATAGCCGATGGATTTCGCCAGCCGTCCGCTCTGATAACCCGGGTTTTCTCCGGGCTCAGACCGCCCCCGCTTCATCACCAGCCGGCGGGCGTCCCGCATGTGGCGCTGGCCGATATGGATGAAGGCCCGGCGGACGCGCGCCCGGTTGAAGCGCATCTCTTTGGGCTGCTGAATATCAACGTGAAAAAAGGGAGTTGCCATTACCGTTCCCTCCGGTTGTCGCTGGCTCGGCACCCAGCTCGGTACACTCGAGCAGCAGGTAGCGCCGCTTTCCGTTCAGATCGCGGCCCCGCCTGACGCGGTACACCTGTTCACCCTGCACCACTTCAAAATTACTGGTGATCCCGCGGCGCCAGCGCACAGTGATGTAGTGCGTGATCGCGTTGTCGGTCTGGGCCGTTTCCTGGTAAGTGGTTGCACTGGTCTGGACAACCTTTGCCCAGACCGGATAAGACTCGGGGTAATCAGGACGGGTACCGAGATCTGCTGCGGGAACATCGACCCGTTTACGAAGCAGCACCCGTTTATCCAGCTCACCCGGATCGGGTAGCAGGTAAGTCGCGCTGGTTTGCGCCTGGCGAAGTTTCATAGCGGTATGAACCGGTAGGGGCCGACAAGCCAGGTGAATGACAGCGGCATCTCTGTTTTTTCGACTTCTGAAACAGATGAGCGGTTTTCGTAAAAGTGGGTGGCCAGCAGCAGCATCCCCAGCCGGATATCGTCCGTCATAACCAACCCGTCAGGATCGGTATCCGGGACACCAGCATCTGCTGCATACAGAGTCCGATTAAGAAAGCTCACCGTTCTGGCCTGAACCGCACTCCCTATCACCGTCAGCAACTCATCCTCTTCGGTGTAATCGTCCTCCAGCCGCAACTGGAGCTTAATTTCACTGAGTTTAAGCAGCATAAAAATCTCCATGCCCGCCAGATGACGGGCACAAAAAAACCGCTTACGCGGCATCTTTAACGGTGTTCTGTATTACGGCGCTTTACCCACCAGCGCTTTGATCGCCGCAGTGTCTTCCAGCACACAGTCGAAGCGATGGAAGGCCAGGAACGCGGTCTGATCATATTCAGCGTAGCGTTCAACCAGGCGTTTCAGCGTCATGTAGGCAACGCGGCGCACCACAAAGCGGTTGAAGTCCCCCAGGTAAATGAATTTTTTGCTGGCGGCGGCATTATCGATGGCCTGATCGATAACATACGGAATGCCCAGAACTGTCGCCGGAGAGCCGCCGGTGATATCTGGCAGCCACAATGGACGGCCCTGCGTATCTTCCATTTGCTCGATGCTCTGCAGCGTCGCGTCATTGAACGCCCAGCGGAAAGATGGGCCGCCACGATACGCCGGATCGAGGGAGTGAATCAGCGAATTCATATCCTTCCAGTTGAACGCGGCCGCCGCAGAAGACTGAGTGGTGCCAGTTACTGAAGCAGCCAGGCCCTTAGGCTGAAGTGGTGTGCCAGCACCGGTTCCCTGAACGAGATATTTAGCCTCACCGCGGCCAATGCGCTGTGCAATACGGCCAGCCAGGTATGCCTCGATGTCAACGCCGCTGTCCTGCAGCAGTTCGTTAGAAACGCGGATGATTTTGGATGACAGTTTTTTGGCACCCAGGGTCGCCGTGCCGAACGTCACATCACCTTCAGTGGCTGCGGTGTTTTCAGCGAGCAGTTCGCCTTCTTCAGCAGTACCGTCAGAGGTCGACCAGGTAATATCCTGACCGTTCGAGGTATTGAGAATCTGGGCAACACTTGCGATCCCGCCGTAAGCCTTCATCGCATCGATGATGGTGTTACGCATCTGGGTAGGTACGGTATAGCCACCCTTATCATCAGGGGTGGTGCCCTGAGCACGCAGCTCTTTAACCGCCTGGCGTTCTTCGGCGGTCAGTTCGCTGAAGCCGTGGCGCAGAAGGCGATCAAATGCAGCGGCGCGGCGCCCTTCGGCCTGCATCTCCGGGTTTTCCTGACGCTGGCGCTGTTCAGGCTCCTGCTCATTCACAAAAGTCTGATCGTGACGGCGCAGCTCTTCCTCACGGGCGATACGCTCATCGAGCGAGTCCAGTTCGGATTTTGAAGCGTTCCACTGGGTACGCTGTTCATCAGTCCAGGTGGCATCACCAATCTTGTCGTGCAGCGCACGCATGTCGGTGGCGATGGTGTTACGTTTCTGCTTCAGTTCGTGCAATTTCATGGTTTTTCCTTACGCGTTAAGAAGGGTCAGCAGGCGCTCGCGCGCCATTCGTTGATTAATGGCTTGCGCCAGCGCGCCGCTGTCGCGCGCCTCCTGCCAGGCTTTCATGGATCGGATGCCGGAATCAGCCTCCTGATATGCCGGGTACGTCACCGGACTGACATCAAAGAGGCGTGAAAAACGGTTAATTTCGCGAATGACGATCCCCTCATCGTCCTGGTACCAGTGCTCGCCGTCATGGGCGATACGGAATGCGAAGGAAGACTGGGTGATATCGCCGCGCATCATCGGTGCCAGCACCAGATCGCGGATGGTCTGGGTGTCAGGTGCCGCGATGTCGTAGCGAAGCCCTTTATCATCGACGCTGACGCTCAACGTACCGGAAGCGCTGCGCCCGAGAATAAAGTTCGGGTCATGGTTAAACAGCCCGCGGATATCGTCACCCAGCACGTCATCGAAAGCGCCTGGCTTAATAATCTCGCGGAATCCCCAGAGGGGTTCGGAGCGGCTGTTAAACACCGATCCGTAACCGATAATGCGCGTGGGCTGCTCCCCCTGCTGTTCGGCACGGACCTCACCGCTGTAACAGCGAGTCTCGCGATCACTCATCGGTTTTTTCCTTTTCAGTTTTGGTGGTTTTGAAATCGTCTGCCGGGTTGGCGGCGTTGACGCTAACGAGCATTTCATCCAGGCCGTCGACCGGGTTCATATCCTCGAAAGCGCGGGCTTCGTTGCGGCTCATCCAGCCGTCGGTGATCGCAAAGTGATAGAACTGCGCGCGCTCCTGAGGGGTGCCACGTAACAGACCCGTGAGGTTAAACCGGACGTAATACCCGGCAGCCAGCTCGGCGCGGGTAAACAGGCGACGGTTAAGTTCCTGTTCCCAGTTCGTCACCCATGGCATCATCGAATAGCGGACAAACTGAATGGCCTGCTGCGTGATATTGCTGAAGGTGGCTTTTTCCAGGTCGTTGATCATATGCGCCGGCACGTTAAAGATCCCGGCAATCATCGAGCGGTTGAGTTTTGACATGTCGATGATTTGGGCGTCAATCGGCGACACGGTCAGCGCCTTGTAGTCCAGATCCGCAGGCAATAGCATGGTTTTGTTTTCCTGGCTGCGTAACGCCTGAGCTGCCTTCCGCCACTGCTCTTTCAACCTGTCCCAACTGGTTTTATCTAAAGCTGTTTTTACGGATACGAGCCCAGCCGGGCGGGCATTACCGCTGAAGAAGCTTTCCGTGTACTTCTGTCCGCTCATACCCATGCCGATTGTTTCGGCGTGCTGCATAACCGGGCTGAGGCCCATTTTCTGGTTATTCCCCAGCGCCCGGATGTGGATCATATCGTCCGGGCTGATGGCGAATGCCCCCTCTTCGTTGTAGAGCCCGTAGGTATATCGGCCTCCGGTATTAATCAGGGTCGTTTCCCATGGCATGCAACAGTCCAGGGAGGTCACTTCACCGCGGCGGCTGCGCTTAACCCAGGTATATCCGTTTCCCCAACCGAGGATGTGGCGTTGCTTCAGCTCGCGCCATTTATAGCTGGTCTGCCAGGTGTTAGGTTCATCATGAACCAGATAAAACGCAGGGTGATCCCGCGCGGGCTCAACCTTGCCGTTGTGCTTTCGCATGACATGCAGGGGCATCTGGGCGAGGTTCGAGGACAGGACGTAAATGCAGGCATACACTGCCGCCAGCTTCATCGCTGTCTCAGGGCTGACGTATACGTCAGCGGCAAAAAACCCGTCGGCATCCACCAGCTCACCGCTGATTGGCGTGGCCGGGTTCTCAAGAGATTCACTTCTGAACAGAGAGTCAAACAGCACGCTTCCCCCTTCTGGCCATCGCCAGGGCACCCAGCAGCAGGAGCCCGCCGGAGAACATCAGTGCCGGAGCCAACCCGAACTGCAGGTAAAATCCGGCGGTGAGCAGGCCATACCCGGCCAGCCCGATAACATCAGTAATCAGTGATTTCATAAAATTAGGAGGTCATCGTCTGGATCAAGGGATGAGAGGAAATTGCCAGGCTCTTTGAGCATTGCCCGCCCGATAGTCATGATCAGCGCAACCGCGCCGTCGATTTTGTTTTCGTTCTGCTCTTTGATGGGCTTAACCACATCGTCGTTGCCGGGCAGGTACTTCCCGACGACATTACTGATACACCAGCTCATGATCGGGTTGCCGTCGTGATGAAAGCGCCCCGACTCAATGGCGGCTTCCAGCTCCTTCATCGGGTCAGACATGTTGGTGTAGTTCTGGATGATGGTGACGGGGTTCAGCTCTTCATCGGCCAGATCGTGTGAAAGGCCGGTAGCACCGAACGGGTCAATCGGTGACTCGCTGACCGGGTTCAGCTTATTTGCCGCCTTCGCCTCTTCAAGGATGTAGCGATAATCCACCTCTGCCCCGTCAGTTACGGTCAGTAACCCCATCTCTACCCATTTCTGAAAACGTTCAGCGGTCCGGCGATCCTCGTTTTTCTCGACGCTGTATACCGTGTCATACGGCACCCAGAAGCGCGGTGCCACGCAGTAGTAATGCGTCTTCCCGTCGATTTCACGGGTAAACAGACGCGCCATGCTGTTCATATCCAGTTTGCGCGCCAGGTCGAACGCCAGCACACAGGGTTGCCCCTCGAACTTCTCCAGGTTCAGCGTCTTGTCTTCGCAGTTCTGCCAGGACACCAGGTTAAAGAACGCGGCCCGGGCAGCGACCCAGATATTGAGGTGCTTGGTTTTAAACACCCCTGCCTGCCGGGCGTTGTTCACGGCACGCTGTTGCTGGCTCAGCAGGAAATCGCGGTAGACCGACACCCCTATGTTCGGGTTTGCCTTCTCCAGCACCTTCGGATCGGTCCAGTCGTCGCCTTCATCGACCGTATAAATCACGCCGAACAGCTCCTCGTTGGGCACCGAGCCGTTCAGCATCTCAATCACTTCACGCCGTTTGTCGTAGCACGGCCCCTCGATGTTGTAGCCCGCGGTAGTGATAGCCCACATCAGCGGCTGTCGTCGCGCGCCCATACCCGTCAGCATCGTGGTGTACAGCGCGTCGGTCGGGTGTTCGTGATATTCGTCGACTATCGCGCAGTGCGGCGAGGATCCATCACCGGGGTTACCAATCAGCGGTTCGAAGCGGGCACCGTCTTCCGGCCGGTTCAGGTTTGATGCATTGACCTCAATGCCGAACGCCTCCACCAGCAGCGGGGTGCGCTTGCACATCAGGCGCGCGGGCCGGACTACCTCCCACGCCTGCTTTTCCGTCGTGGCGCCAGAGTAGACCTCGGCACCAAACTCGTTATCACAGGTAAAACAGTACAGCGCCACGCCAGCAGAGATGGCCGACTTGCCGTTCTTGCGGGGGATCTCGGTGTAGACCTCACGGAAACGGCGAAGCCTCGTCCCCTTCTGCACCCAGCCAAAGGCGCAGCAGACGATGAAAAGTTGCCAGGGCTCCAGGGTGATCGGCATCCTCTTGAATGCCCACTCTCCCTTTGTGTGTGGCAACAGCTGAATAAACTTCGCGGCCTTCTCCGCCATGTCTTTGTCAAAGCGGTACCGGAATTTACGGCTCTTCTCCTGAGCCATATCGTCGATATGGCGCTGACAGGCCTGGATGACATACTGGCACGCCGGGATCTTCCCCCGCACAACGTTGCGGGCGTACTGATTCGCGGCGTTAACGTTGGGGTACGATTTGCGGCTCATGCGTTAATCATCTTCAGGAAAGGGTTGGAGGTTTTCTTCTGGCCGGCGAGCCCGACCAGACGCTGGCGACTGCTGGGGTCGAGGCCCAGCATTGAACCGGTAGAGCTCATCTCCGATTCCTGCTCTTTCTTCGCGGTCAGCTCAGGGTTCTTAATCTTGCCGCCCATTGCGCCTGTTATGGACAAACCTTCCACAGCGATATTCTTTACCGCCCGGCGCCAGAACTCATAAGCGACACACCAGCGCTCAAGCACGGCGAGATCGGTAACGCAGATCAGGCCCTGGCCGCATAACTCTTTTGTGGTCAGTTCCCACATGATCGCCGCAAGCGGTAGATTCTCTTCTTCAAACCAGTCCGGCGGTGCCACGCCCTTGATCGGGGTGAACACCGGCTCTTCTTTATTCAGGGCTCGCTTACCGGGGTTCCCGGCAAGCTCCTTGCGCGCCGTTGGCTTTGGGCGGCGCCCGGAACGCCCCGCCGTTCCAGCCATAAGCGACACTCCTGGTTAAATTTGATTTTTCGCGGGTATAAAAAAACGAGGAGGCGGGCAGTCCGGGAGACGTCCGGCCGCAGGAATTTGACCACCCCCCTCCCCCGTCTCGATGCAATCGAGAGCCATTCTCATTTGAGACGGTCGCGCGCGGTCTTGCGGGCGTGGCAGGACCAGCACAGGCTTTGAAGGTTGGAGTCGGCGTCAGTGCCGCCCTGCGCCTTCGGAATAATGTGGTCAACACATGAGGCTGGCTTGGCGACACCCAGCTTCAGGTGGTCCTGACACAGCCCTTTGTCACGCTTAAGGATCCTTTCACGGATAATCTCCCACTTAGTGCCATACCCGCGCTGGTGCCTGTTCTGGCCGGGTTTATATTGCTTCCAGCTTTCACCCTTGTGCGCTTCGCAGTAGCCTGATGGGTCTGTAGTTGTTGAGCGGCAGCCGCGAACGCGACAGGCCTTAGGTGTGCGTGGCGGCATGGTTGCTCCAAAAGAAAGCCACCAGCGAATGCAAGTGGCTCGGTGTGCCCATTACGATGGGCTGTCCATGGTGATAGCGATAAAAAACCGCCCGGAGGCGGTTTAGAGTGTGACTTTAATTGACATCTGTAACTCGGTAACTTTTTTGAAAACCTCTCCCCAACTTACCTCACCCTCACGATGGTGATTATGAGCCTTGAAAAGTTCCCCGAAAAGTTCTGCTTGCTTACAACCTTTTCCATCCAACCCAGCTATTACAAGCTCATGGAAGATATCGGAAAGATATGGCTGCATTTCATCTTTAAATCTTTCATTTAATTTCGTTTTATCTTGTGAGTCATAGATGAAGCTTTCAAGCTTTTGTCTATACGCAAAAATAGCTCTTTTCAATCTCACTAGCTGTAACTGTTTTTCTTGATCCTTCCAACTGGATATTTCCCTTTTGGCAACAAAAGCGGCATACACTGCAACGATTGCAGCTGCAAACGTAGCTATCGCCCCCAAGGCAGTAAAATACATAGTCCACTTGGCTACTTTCAATGCCTCTACAGCTATCTGTAAAGACTCATATGAGATTAAATCCTGATCCATGTGCACCTCATTTAATAATGGGGTGATTGTATCTAAAAGCATTACAGCAGGCACTCAATGAATGCATGCTGTAATGCCTTATCCCCTACAGGGGTTATTTACAGTTTATCCGCCACAGGGGATATTCATTGCCGAGCGCCCCGGTTGAAACGCTTTGGAATGACAATAAAAAACCGCCCTAAGGCGGTTAAAAATGCTTCTGAGTAAGTTGTGCTAACTTTTCTTTGAACGCAATACAGCCCTCTCGCATCAATTCAATTTGGTTTAAGGCAAGTATATTGAACTCACTTGGGCCTAACTTATCTGTTATGCATAAAGCGTAATTACTCACTATTATAGAATTCATTTCGGTTATACGCCGGAATTCTGGTGCCAGTTCTGGATAGTAAAGAGTGAGTAAAGCATTAATTCGAGTTTGAACAGATTTATCAACGTGAGAGTCCCATTCAGCCTGCACCTGTTCTTGAGTCTTCGTGCCAGTCGTTCTGCATACGGTTAACAGGTAGATTTGATAAGCGGACTCATGCCATTTATCAAAAAGACTAAATAATTCCTCAGCTTTATTTATGTAAAACTCACGATTCGTCTTCCATTTTTCGAACTGGTTTTGGCTTTCCCTCGCTTCCCTTGTGGTTCGCGCATTTGCTTTACTCACAAAGAAATTTATCAAACCAGTAATAGCTACACCTATCAAAGCCGAACCAGCAGAAATAATAGGTGTTGCATTTTCGCTTAGCCATGCTGCCATATGTTCCTCCATCATTGGCGTTACAATTTAACATTTGATGGAGGCAAACTTACTAATTATTTGCGACTTTCTTCGATGTTCCGTATAGCAGCCTTGTCGATATTGCACTGCCCCAGCGCCGCCAGCAGGCTCACATTCAGATCCAGACTGGCCCCGTAGGTCAGTGGGTCGGGAATGGCGGGCTGTTGCGTCTCAGCTGTCAGGTTTGCCGGTAGCGGTACCGCCGGAACCGGTACGTACACTGTCCGCGTACTTCCGCAGCCTGTCAGCAGCTGCAGCTGGCACAGGCCGACGAGCGCAATCATCATTCGTAACAGCCACTTTGATATCTGCCTGGGTTCTCTGTGACTCCAGTGCGATCTGGTGTTTTGCATTCTGGTTTGCCTCGGAGATGGTGTTAATGATGTTCACCGCCTGAATCACATTGGCGGTTATGGCTTCGGCCTGACTGGCGTTCTGCTCAGCGGCTTCAGCGCGCGACTGTTCTGACTGGTATCTATCGTGGTAATGGATAACAGCCCACCACGGCGCAAACACAAGCACTACCCAGACCACCAGTTTCCAGCTGAGACTGCTCATGACAGCGCTGCCTGCGCGCGGCTGTAACGCACCTTGCGGTCAGCCAGTCCATTCTGACCGCCATTGATGATCTGCGTGACGCGGACGATATCGCCGGAATACAGCAGGCAACCGCGTAACGCGAAGAACCAAGCTGCTGAGCGGGCAGCGTGCCGTTCCTGCACCAGCAGATCTGGCGTGCTGACCAGATCCAGTTTCAGTGCGGTACCACATTTGGTGTAGTTCTCACGACCGGTGATCTGCAGCAGACCACGGCCGCGATATTTCCAGCCATCACCCTCAGCGACGTTCCCCATTCGGCCACCGTATACCAGGTTGGCAATCTGCGGCTGGTGGGCATTCTGTTTACCATCAACCCGGCCCAGCATCTCGTACTGGTACGCCGTAAGGCGCTTACCGAAAATTTTCTTCAGACCATCGACCGAGTAGTTGAAGTTCTCTACCAGCGAAGTAAAACTAGCTGATTCGTGGCCCAGCTGTGCGATGAACATGGCCTGATCGTTAACTGCGGTGATGCCGAACTCTTTCATTGCCGCGTCGATATGCGGATACCAGCGCGCAGCTAACCCGGCGCTGATACCAGCCGCCTTCTGAAATTGTGTTTGGTTCATTATTGCCTCAGATGATCAACCAGGCGCGCAACGTTGCCTCTGACGGCCACCAGCACGGATAGGAATATGACGTTGGCACCAATGGTGGCCCACGATGAATGAGGATATATGCCGCACAGATAGGCTAACGGCACCGCGCTATACGTGACAGTAATCAACCACGCCAGGCGGGAAACCCACGGGCGATGACGTGAATCACCGCGACGGTAAAACATCAGGGTGATCACTACCCCGGCGCAGAGCAGCGCGTTGATAGTTGCTGTCGGGTCATTTAGTACCACCAGAACCTCCCCGGCGCGTTATCAGCGCCACCAGCGAGCCGACATCCTGGTTATTCAGGAACGTCAGGATTTTGACGGCTAATGCAGAAACAATAACGGCACCAATGGCGTCCAAAGGCTTATCGCTGTAGCCGGTCCAGTTAGCCAGCTTTGAACCCACCAGGCCGGAACAGAGAATACCGGCGATATAAGACACAACGAAATATGCCATTCTGCGTGCCGCGCCCAGGTCAGCGGCTGTGGCGATGTAGAATACAGCCCCTGCAAACGCGCCAAACACCACACCGTAATCTGTCCCGGTCAGCAGTCCATAGACACTGGCGCCCGTAAGGGCACCACCGGTCAACCCAGTGCCGGAAATCGGATCGGACATTTAGCCCCCTCTTATTGCCGTGAGTCCTCTCAGATTGAGGGGAAACAAAAAAAAGGCCGCCCGGTGGCAGCCTTTAGAAATGACAAAACCCCGCTATGGCGAGGTTTAGGTATCGTTTTAAGTCTGTGGCGTAGATACCACTCTTAACACAGTAAATGATAAAATGCGGACCGCGTTAGTGATTTTTTTTATGTTTCTAGGTAAATTAACCGTTACTCACCCATGAATAAACTAAGGTAAATTAAAATGCGCGATATTGAATCATCTAACGATGAAGAGAGCTACTTAAAATGGAAAGCAGAGAGACAATATCGTTTAAGAGTGGCTATGGCAGTTGTCCCGGCTATTATCGGTTTTTCCACGGTTATTTATACTTTAACCAATAAAAATATAGAGTATTATTTTTACTATAACATTCTGAGAGTTTTAGGACCTGTTTCCTTAGCTTTATCAGGTATAGCTGTCGTAATGATATATTTGCAAACAGGTTTCAAAAGAAATGTTGGGGAAGTTGCTGATTATTCCAAATATGAGAGCGAATTGAAAAACCTCAAACTTCGCTTAGAAACCAACAACACAGCCAGCAATTTAGATTTAATTAAATTAGAAAATGAAGTCCATGGACTGAAAATTACGATCGCCAACATTGAGAATTTTCAAAACGCGATTACAGCTGAGGACAAAGAAAAGGTTGTAAACCTCCTAAAAGCAGAAATATTAGAAAAATCCTCTCACGAAGCATCTCAAGAGATATTGAGAAACATAGAAAATCAAGTATCCACTAAAAATTACGTTAATGAAATTGAGTCGGTGTTTTCAAAAACACTTGATCGTTTATATACAGAGATCGATTCCTTAACCAGAAGAGGAAATCTTAATTTAAGTTTAGGAGTCGTTACCACTATTATAGGCTTAGGTATTCTGGGATACTTTGTACTAACGATAGGAGCGGTACCAGATGACAAAATGGCTTTTATTGCCAACTTCATACCTCGACTCTCACTAGTCATACTGATAGAAGTATTCGCATATTTTTTCCTTAAACTTTACAAGTCCAGCCTTTCCGAAATAAAATACTTCCAAAATGAAATGACTAATATAGAAGCAAAACTTGCCGCTATTAAATCATCAACCATCGCTACGGACAAAGTTGTTTTATCAGATGTCATAAAATCTTTAGTATCGACCGAACGAAATGCCATATTAGAAAAAGGGCAAACTACAGCAGAGATTGAAAGAGCCCGAATCGAACAGCAGAACATTTCAACAATATCTGAAAAAGTAACAAAAATACTTAATATGAAGAAAGGAGGTTAGTATTAAAATAATATCTCCTGACAATCTAGAAAGTTTATGATATTAAAAAAATAAGTGAATGGAATCGAGGCCATTCACTTATTTTGACAATTCTTAGTCATCCATATCTAATTTGATATCAAGTATTGCTAAACAGCCATCTATAAAACCTTCCGCCATCTGCATCTCTATTCGTATTATTTTCTCATCCTTCTTGCGCGCTTTAGCAAGCTTACGCTTTGAAATTCCGTAGAGGTAGTGAGCAACTATTAGTGAATGCTCGTACGGTTTTCTTTTCTTCAGTCGGGCCAGGCAACCCTCAATAATCAAGGCATCGTCGTCCGTACATGAAAGACGGGACTTGCCCGTTTGAGGCAGCAATCCTTTAAAGCCAGCGGCTATAGGTGAGTAATCCACGCCTGAGCTATCACTAGCAGCCCAACCGCCCCACAATTCCATGACCTTCTGAATATCACGCATCAACTCTCTCCACTAAATTACGCCAGTACGCCGATAGCCAGCGCCCGGTCTAATGTTTTCAGCAGCAGCTCCGGCTGCGTGCCGTATTTCGCTTCAAATACCACGGCGTCAGCGTGTAATTCATCGTGGTGCGCTCTGCACAGCGGGATCACGAATAAATCATGCGCTTTGGTACCCATCCCACCCATGCCGAGGCCGATCAGGTGGTGGGGGTCGTCTGCTTGTTTCTGGCAACACGCACAAGGCTGCGCCTTTACCCAGCGGGTGTACTTCTCGTTCTGCCAGCGTCGGCGCTTCGGCCTCAGCATGTAGGATTCCGGCGTCTCTGGATCCACCTGCAGCGCCAGCACCTTTTCAACGGCCTCCTCCACCATGCTGGTGGGCGGTACCGACGGCACAATGTCAGCCTCACGCGTCACCGACTGGAATTTCTCAGCCGGGATACGCAGAACCTTGCATGCTACCGCCTCCGGGATGACGTGGGCCAGCTTATTGATCGTCAGCCACCAGCACAGTTCTGGAAGAGTCACCGGGTGGGCATCATCGAAACCCAGCCCGGCGCGAACAACCGACAATACCCAGGCTACCAGGTTCTTTCGTGCAATGCCCGACAGTTCGGCAGTAAATTGCTCTCGCACCCGGATATCACAGGCCCAGCACAACCGCAGCGCGCCGGGTGCATGCCGCATGGTGACCATTTCATGATGGTGATAGTCGCTGTGGCGGTATTGGCAGCCAGATTCACGCATTAGCCAGGCCTCAAGGCATGACAGGCCACCAGCCCGCTGAATAACATCGGCATGCTCAAAGACGGGCACCATCAATGGGTCCTCTGCCAGCGGCTGGCCTGCCGCTGGAAGTTCGCCGGTTGGCAGGTTGGACAGGCGCTCCGGTTCGTTCTCCAGCAGAATGCGCCCGCGATGGAAATGCGGCATGAGTTCAGGACCAGGCCGGAAAGCCACTATCCCGAACTCCTTCACGACGACCGGGGTCAATAACGCTCTCACGCTGCATTCCCTTTAGCGATATATTCTGCCCATAATCCACCAATCCACTTCACCCCTTTAGCCGTGAAGCGCGCCTGAATGAAAGCGTGGTTAGAAGTGGTCGAAGTCCCCGTTTTAACCTCAAAACGTACGGCATCAATATGCTGGTGCCGCGGCGTCAGCGCACCGCCGAGCCGGTACATGATGTCGTTCTCGATCAGGAAGAGGCGGAATTCAGTTTCTTTGGCTTTAAGCAGCTTCGCCACCTGGCGGAATGAGAGTGAGCCGTTGGCGGTACAGTAGCGATCGACAAATTCGACTTTTGGTGCCGCGGCGGTCAGTTCCAGCGCCAGCCTCTCTTTTTGCTCGGCAAGATCAGCAGCAAGACGCAGCGCCTCTGGCAGGGTCTGAGGTACACTCATCTGTTGGCCGCTCTCCAGTTCCTGCCAACGGTCAACCAGGCGGGCAGTAAATTCGGGGCAGAGCTGCGCAACAATCACATAGCTGTCACGCTTATTCACCTGGTAGTGATGATACTCCTGGCCGTTCTGCGGATGGGTGTACGGCAATGCCGTATACCCCTTGATGATTCCTTTACCCATCAGTCGCTCAATCGTAATGCAAACATCAGGATGCCGTGATCCGACAAGCGCGGCGATGTCCCGGCTGGACATTGTTATCGTCTGGCTGGCGGAAGCCGCGTGATGTGTTGTGTAAAGGTTGAATACATTTGTCTGGTTCATGCGTATCTCCACTTATCAGGCGGCTGCACCCGCCAACGGTTCATGCTTGGTGATCGTGATATCCACCTTTCCACCAGGTACCTGAGGCCCCCACTCCACCAGCATTCGTCTTACCTGACAGTCGTCCTCCCAGATGCCTGCATGAGTGAGAGCGTCGAATAGCGCCTTGTTGTAGTTGTCGATATCCCGGCGGCGCGCGTCTGGTGGATAGAGGACGATCTCTACAGCTGCTGCTGCTGCTGACGGTTTCGGAAGGCGGCGAAGCTGTTCAATGATGGCGGCACATGCTGCGCTCTGGTATGCCCTGCCCTTTGCGCTGATAAGATGCCGACCTTTGAGCGGCCCGCTGTTCGGGGCGCGCCAGTACGTGTTAACGCTTGGCGGAAAAGGTAGGATCAGCTTCATGGTTTAACCCCGCGTTCTTCCAGCCAGGCGACTGCAATCTCTCTGGCACCCTGTTCACCGTTAACAAGCGCCTTGATGATCGATGCAGCATCCATATCACATTCAGATTTGAGGACGGTTATTCCCCGCGCCGCGCCAGGAGCAACGGAGATGTACCCCTTCTTCTGAAGTGATTTCACATGGCCTGCAGCGGTGTTTCCTGATGAGCATCCAATCAATCCGGTAAGCTCTGATATGGTTGGCGGAAACCCAGTACGCTCTTTGTAGAGGTTGATGGCATCCAGCACTTCGCTCTGACGTAGTGTTAATCCGATCATGACTCCACTCCATAGCGCCCGTTCAGGCGTCCAATTTCACTGTTAAACTTCACCAGGGTTACGCCCATCGGCTTCACCAGCTCGTGATACTTCTTCAGGATCGGCGGAACAGCAGTATTCCAGCTTGGTTTAGGCTTCTGTTTAAGCGCTTCTCTTATCTCCCGGATGCAGCGGCGCGCAACATCGCGGACTGCATTTTCCTGCTCGGCTGAAAGTTTCATGCTGCACGTTCCTCCGGTTTGCTGATCGACGCCACCCAGCCAGGCAAAAGCTCAACATCAGATGATTCGGCCTGATTACCCCAGTGGTGCCAGCCAGGTGCGCCGCAACGACTGAATAGCTCAATGCGTGGAACGTCACCGTAAAGCTTCTCCAGACGGAAGCGGGCCTCCTCCGGTTTCGCGCTATGCTCACCCAATGGGCTGTAGATAACCTGCTTCACGCTGGCGCTCAGTCTTTCCAGCCCCTTACCACGGGTGGCGATGAGAAGATCCTCGGTGTTGGCTCGGGTGTAGTTGCCGCCGTTCATCTTCGTCTGTCCGTTAAGCAGATCGAGGAAGTCGTAAAAGTCCTCAACATTGCCGGATGCAAGTGCTTTGTTGATGTGTTGTTCTGCCAGAGGGTTGAACTTCACCCAGGTGAATCCCTTCATGGTTCGGACTTTAAAGCCCCACGCTTCAGCCAGTTCGATAGCCTCGCGGGTATGGGTGCCGGTGAACCACATAGCCAGAACAGCATCCTCGGCAGCCAGCTCCCAGACAGGCAGGCGCTTCATATCGATAAGCTTCATGGTCCCGTAGTGATTCGTGGCAGCGCCGTTGCTGATGTTGTTCCCGTATTCCCAGGCTGGATCAGCGTAAATAAGTGAGTATTTCATCAGTGGCCACCGTTGAACTGACCAGCCAGGAACCACTGGCCCTCTGGCTTTGAGGTTGACTTGGCCTGACGAAGACAGCGCTGGCGTTCTTTGAGGCAACGTTCGCGCTCGGTGATCAGGTCTGAACACTGGAAAGCTTCAAACCAAAGAGATGCGGCGCGACGGTACAGACCCTTTTCCTGCAGAGCTTTGGCGTTCTTCATCAAATCGGCGGCCCCGGTGTCTACGCGCTGAATCGGCTGACCACATCCAGCTGAAGCATTCACTGCGTAATAACGGTACTGGGAACCAACCAGTTCGCGGGTGGTGAAGTTGAAATCATGCAGGCGGCAGACAGTGCGCTGAACAGAGTCGATGCTGTAATTTGCGAAAGCGTCAGCAATCTCTCGGCTGGTTAAGCCAGGATTATCGGCGATGAACATTTCTAGTGTTTTCATCAGGCTCATTAATTTGCCCCCCTGAAACCTGCAGGAATTTGGCTGTAATCGGTGTTTTTGAAGCTGGATTTGAATATTCCATCTTCTCGGGTCCATTCCCCGTTAACACGTTCAGGACGACCAGCGTTGTTCCAGTTGTTCGCTGACTTCAAATAACCAGGAAACTTTGACGGCTGGAACAGCGTCTGTGGACGGAGGTAGTCGGACATCTTCAGGTCGTCGCCCCACTTGGCGTTGCAGTAATCCACCACCAGCGACAGCTCTTCCACGGTGAACCCTTCGCCAATACGGGCACGGATGTTTTGCAACGAGGTGGTTGAAACCTGATAACGGGAGTTGGTTACGTGGTTCAGGTGAACCAAAACCTGTTTCGCCTGATCGGTGATCAACTCATCACGGTCGGGTTGCGACGCAACCGGACAAGAAGGGGTTTTATTCTCTGTAGTACTCTCTGTTGTATTCTCTGTAAGAACATCAGTGCATTTTGACCTGATGACATCGGTTCGTTTTGACCCGGTGGAGCGTTTCACACTGACCTGTTCCATTGGTTCATTTTGACCTGATGGAAGAGCGCATTTTGAACTCCTGGATTTAGTCACTTTGACCTCGTCTAAAAGCTCGCTTTCATAGTTGATCGTGTAGTAGTTCGTCATGTCGCGCTGGGACTTGTTTAGCTGCTCAATTTTGAGCACGCCGAGGGTCTTCAGGCGGGTGAAGGTGCGCTTCAGAGTGGACTCAGACCAGAACGGGAACTGCTCCAGCCACTGCTCGTTGGTGTTATAAATCCAGCGCACGCCGTCGCGCTCCAGGCCGGAGTTTGTCTCTTTGAGCCAATAGTTCACCTGCTGCAACGCAATCGCCTCATTGAGGCCAATGCTGTAAGCAAGGTCAGGGTTTATCACTATTGGCCGGGATGGCATTAACAGGCTCATGGCAGTCCTTTAACTCTGTAAATTTGCGCTGGAACTGATCGAGAGGGCTGAAGCATTCATGCTCGTACCCATCTCGCAGGTATATGACGCGTCGGGTCTCTGGCTCCCACCGGATAACCCGAACCGGGACGCCGCGGTGATCCCTGAATCTCCTGTCGATTTCACGCATAAAGATTCTCCTTTACGGCGCCATACCCCCACGATTGCCATTGCCCGGCTGTGGTTACATGCAACCCAGCGGCCTGATACCATGCGCTCATACCGAAACGACGGGGTCCCATTGACCGGGAAGCCACGTAGTTGCGGCAGACGGTGATTTACCGTTAAACTGTTCATGCGTTAGTTTCTCCACTGATACGACACGCCACGACGCCCGGAGCTGCACACTCGCGGGCGTTACTCTTTTCTGGCGCGCAGAAAACGCGATACAACAGCGTTAAATGCTCTTGCCACTTCGCCATCACCTGATAGCTGTTCTCTTCGATTTGCTCGCGTTCGGCCTGGTCAATGACGCCATCAGCGGTTGCCTTGCGGACGAATTTTGAGTGCTCACTGATCCACTCAATGGTTTCCATCAGGCGCTGATTGATGTCGGCGTTATCCACATCCCCGATATCCACCAGCGGGACGTTGACGCTGTTCGACTGGCGCGATACCGCATCAGCGATGTGTTTAGTGCCGCTGGCCTGTTGAAGAACCATCGCCCAGCCCATTGGGAAAATCTGATCACCCCCGGTGCGCAGGCGGTTAAAAAGTGCATCCTCAGTCACGCCAAGCCATTCAGCTGCTTCGGCATAACCACCCGGCAGGCTTGAGATGGTCTTTTTAATTGCCGCCACCAGCCATGTGGGTTGCTTTTCGACTTGCCAGTGTTGATTGCCCACGGTTAACTCCTTAAATCTGTGGTTTCTGCTATGCCGCTTTATCGTTACGCTTCTGGTAAAGCGAAGCGTCGAATTTGAGTTTCCCTTTAGTGCGCGCGTCTGCTTCTGCTGCACGGCCTTTAGGAATCAGTTGGCCCGGACGAGTACGCCATTGATAAAAGGCTTCTGGCGATACCCCAAAAAATTCAGCCGCCTTGTTTGGCGAACCGAAGTACTGCTCTAATTCAGTTGTTGTCATCGTGTCCTCCTAAGTATATTTAGATATTATTATCTAATCTTTTTTAGGTCAATAAAAACTAAGATTACTTAGGTTTTCATTTCTAAGGGTTTGAATCGTGGGAACACTTGGCACGCGGTTAAAGGAATTAAGGAAACAGAGAAAGCTCACCCAAGGCCAGCTAGGTAAAGCACTTGGGGTCTCTGATGTGACAATTGGCTACTGGGAAAGAGATCTAAATGTGCCGGGCGGCAAATCGCTGACAAAACTTGCTCAATATCTTAGTGTAACCGAAGGATTCCTTCTGTATGGCCGGGAGGATGAGGCTAACGTTGGGCCTGCACCAGTAGCAGCGCAGCAAGTTCCCATCATCAGCTATGTCCAGGCTGGGGCTTGGTCACCTGAGTGCGACGCCAGAAATATCGATGGAACGGTGGAGTATATTTTGACGTCAGATTTTCACTCTCACTCAACCTTTGCCCTTAAGGTCAAAGGAAAGTCAATGGAACCCGAGTTTGTCGAAGGTGATGTCATTATTGTAGATCCCGAGCTACACCCAGGCCCAGGCGATTACGTTGTCGCAAAGAATGGCGGTGACGAAGCTACATTTAAAAAATACCGTGCACGCGGAATCAGTGAAGCTGGCGAAGAAATATTTGAACTTGTTCCACTGAATGAAGACTATGCTATCCGCAACTCCGCAAAAGAAAAAATTCATGTCGTTGGGGTGGTTGTTGAACACCGCCGCATGATGCGCCGCAAGTAATTACCATTCCTCACAGAAAATCTAAACTAATTTAGGTTTTCTGCTTGACCTTCAATCTAAGTTATTTTAGATTTCATTATGGAAAGCGAACAGGCAGGACGCCCACGCAGTAGCCGCCCCAGGCGTATGAAGATGGGGATGATTCGCTGGCAATAAAAAAGCGCCCGGTAGGGCGCTTGCTCTTTAACAATCTGGATATCCAACCACTAATACGAGCTAATCGTAAAGCTGGGTGGCGAATAATTGGAAATATTCATTGAAAATATAGAATTACAGCCATGGCAGCGACTTTGATGAAGATACTTGTTTGTGTGTGCATCGTACGCAGTGTCACCAGTGGGCTGAAGTATCGATATTACACGCTTGGAATGACAGTTTGGGCAAAGATGCACCGCTACCTCCGCATCTCCCACGGTCTGGTTCTTGGTGTAAACAAGCGTACCCGATTCAAGCTGATTCAGAACATAACCTTCAGTCTGGGCTTTAAAATCTTCGAACTCTGCAATTTTTGCTTTGAGAAGCATTACCTCTTCGTCGCGCGAGCGAACAGCATCGCCAAGAGTAAAGCAGTCGGATTGAAGTGTGATTAGTTTGCTTTGAAGTTCAAAGGTTGCTGCTTTTATCTCTGCATCAGTCTTTGCGGAGCTAATTACTTTTACAAGCCCAGCGGTTTCTTTAAGTGCGGCCATTGCCGCTGATAATTCAGCGATCACTTTGAATACTCTTTTTGTTGTTGGGGATATCCAGATTAAACGAATCCTTGTTGTTGGGGAATAGCAGGAACCACCGAGCCTGACGTGGTGAAAAGACAGGCACACAACATGGAAGCGCACTCCTTCAAACCAGTTATGGGTGACAGGTGTGAAATGCTGGAGCGCGCTTCCAGTTGTGTGGAGAACTAACCGGCGATGGCGGTCGCCCGCTTCATTAAGCGCCCTACCCTGGGTGCTTATTAAAGCGAACCAAAATCATTTTTTCTCGCCGTAAGGCGCGGGATTCGTGCAACCAAAATTCAGCGTCGTGCAGGACGCTTATATACCGGAGAAACTAACCATGACGAACGCACAGACCGTCACAGAGTTACAACCACGCATGACCAGAGAGCAGTTGATCGACGCTGCCCGTAAAGCAGCCCCTCTCCTTCCCCCGACTTATCGCGGGATCATGACCGAACTGGCTAACCGTCTGGACTATACCAGCGTCGCTCTTTGTGAAGCCATGGCACAGCGTAAAGAGCTGGCCACACAGAACGCCACTCTTCGTGATGACGTAACAAGCTGGGCCAGAGAGTGTGATCGCCTCGAAGAGCGATTCACCAAAACACCAACCAATATGCACTTACTGGAAGCGCAGCGGGAATTACGTGAACTGCCCTCTGTTGCCGTTTGTGTAAATAACGAGGTGGCTCTCTAATGGCTGGCCGCCCAACTTCGCAAAGGAGCATCAGCATGAGCGACGCCATCAAAATTCTGAATTATGACCCGACAGACCCGGACAAAATGCGTCTGCCAAAAGGTTCTTGTTGCGGCAACTGCCATCATATCCGGCGCTGTAAAGCCATGTTTGGCCACACCGAAACGGATACCTATTGCGACTGGTCACCATCGCGTTTCATCCCAGCAAGGACAGAAGGAGCAGCCCAATGACCAACAAACAGGCGCTGCGTGAAGCGGCAGAAAAGGCCGGTGCAGAAGTTTGGTGCGCCTTCATTGACACAAAGTCGAAAACATATGCAGTTCACACACCTGATGATGATCGTTGCGGCGATGTTGTTAAGTGGCCAGGGTTAGACGGGCAACAACGTGCGGCCGCCAAAGCCAGATTTATTGCAGCCGCCAACCCTGCCACCGTGCTGGCTCTGCTGGATGAGCTGGAAGCCGCAGAGAGCTTGGCAAAACAGCAGGGAAATATCGCGGTAGCGCTGTTTGATGAGGTAACAACATTACGTCGGAACGCCGATGACAAAGCGCCTGAGTTGCGCTCTCAACTTGAAGAGGCAGAGAAGCGGATTGCTGAGCTGGAGGCGCGGGAGGTCGCTCTTCCTCAGCGTCTTCAGCCTGGTGCTGATGGGTATGACGATTGGTATGTACACAGCGCAGATGATGGTGAATATCTAAAAGTTGATGATGTTATCGCGTCAATCCGAGCCGCTGGCATCCGCATCAACGGGGAGGGGTGATATGGCCACTTTGACTGCGGCTGACGCGGAGGCGTTGAGCAAGCTCCCATCCGGCTGGTTCATGGCTGAGCATCTTCCGTTTAACCGCCCCATGTATCGATGCGAACGGCTTGAACAGTGCGGCAAATTGCAAAGCCGAGTGCTGGGCACTTATCCAAATATTTACCGCGAATACAAACGTATTGATGGGGAGGACTAACCAATGACCAAATTCACCAAAGAGCAGTTGATCACACAGGCGCGTGAAGAAGTTGCTTTCTGGCGCGAGCGTGACGAGCTAATTCCGTCCCAGCAAACAGCTATACGCCTGCGCCTGGCTGAAATCGTGATGGCGGCATTGATGACACCGAAGCAGGAGCCGGTTGCGGATGTAGTAGCCTGGTCATCTCCGAGCGAAGAAAGGACCTGCGATATTCGCTGGCGCCGACATGATGTTAAGCCGGGTCCGTTATACACCGCCCCGCCAGCGCCGGTAGTTCCAGAAGAGGCCACGCCGGGAAGCATCGAAATTCTTGCCAGCATCCGTCCGCCCCACGGAGTGGCTTACCAGTGGGACGAAGAACAGAGACACGCCGCCGCTGATGCGTGGAATGCCTGCCGTGGTGCCATGATGCAGGATGCCGAGCCAAGCCAGCATGATGAGTTGCCAGAATGGCTTCAGCAGGCCCATAAGCTGGCTGAATTGCACGGTTGCAGCTTTGTTGTGTTCCGGCATGGCGAGGAGGCGCAGTGCGCTGACCCTACCAAGGTCATTATTTCATTCACGGACGAAGGTCTTGGACATCATTTAGCAGCATCGCAGCAGGAGGATCCGCAAGTACAAAAGTAAACCAATGTGGTAGTTGTTGTGACTGGTTCCGCAATGGTTGCGGGACCTGTATTTTCAAAGAGTGACCGGGTGCAGCCGGTAAAGTGGAGAGCAACCCATGAGCGATCGTTTCCTGACTGATGAGGAGCTGGCAGAGGCTACAGGATCACCACAAAAGTCTTTGCAGAAAGAGGTGCTTGAACTTAATGGTATTTATTTCATTGAGAGGCGAGATGGTTCTATCAAAACCACCTGGTATCACATCAACCACCCGATTCATCGGCTCATGCCACCAGCAGGGTTCCCGCCCTCTAAGGGCATGAACTTTGACGCTATAGAGAGTTGATATGGGACGCAAACGCGCACCTGGTAACGAGTGGATGCCAAAGGGTGTTTTTTTTCGCCCTTCAGGCTATTACTGGAAACCCGGCGGATCTACAGAGAAACTGGCCCCCGCGAACGCAACGAAAGCTGAAGTCTGGGTGGCCTATGAGAAGGTAGTCGAGGGCCGTAAGAATCGCCTCCTGTTCAAGCAGCTCTGGCAAAAGTTTTTGGCAAGTGCTGACTTCTCTGATCTGGCACCCCGCACTCAGAAAGACTATCACGCTCATGAAAAATACATCCTGGCTGTGTTCGGCGAAGCTGAAGCTAAGTCGATAAAGCCTGAGCATATTCGTCGTTACATGGATGCAAGGGGAAAGAAAAGCCGAGTTCAGGCCAACCATGAGCATAGTTCAATGTCACGCGTATTCCGTTGGAGTTATCAGCGCGGGTATGTTCCTGGTAATCCTTGTGTTGGTGTCGACAAATACCCCAAGCCGCAGCGTGATCGCTATATCACCGACGAAGAGTACCTCGCTATCTTTGAGAACGCTACGCCAGCTATACGGGCAGCAATGGAAATTGCTTACCTGTGCGCTGCGCGTGTTTCTGATGTTCTAAAAATGGACTGGAATCAGATCATGGATAAAGGGATTTTCATTCAGCAGGGTAAAACTGGGGTTAAGCAAATCAAAGCATGGACGGAACGGCTCAGGGATGCGATTGAACTTTGTAGACAAGGAAATGAAGAAGGTCCAGTTATCCGAACTATATATGGGGAGCGTTATTCTTACAAAGGATTCAACGAAGCGTGGAGAAAAGCTAGAACAGCTGCTGCCGCAAGTTTGGGAACACCTCTTGACTGTACCTTTCATGATCTAAAGGCTAAAGGAATCTCAGACTACGAGGGCTCAGGAAGAGATAAACAACAATTCAGCGGGCATAAGACAGAAGCCCAAGTGCTGGTGTATGATAGGAAAACTAAAATCACACCAAGCTTAGATTTAAAGAAAGTCTAATAACAAAAAAGCCCAGCAATGCTGGGCTTCGAAATCTTATATGAATTTAGCAGCAAGCGTAACGCTTAAGCGGCTCTTCTGAGCATTTGAGTGTTAGCTCAGGGTTGTTACGTTCGATAGACTCGGCTTCTTCCCATGTGATACCGAACTGTTCCATAGGATTTTTGCCGTTAGCAAACATCTCAGCCACAAGCCTTTTAGCTTCTGCAACAGTCATTTCGGATCTTTTCATATGCCTTTCCCATTCGTAGTTTTGCTTTGTAAAGGACTAAAGAAAACGGTAATCAAAGAGATTGCCAAAAATTTAAAGTTCTATCTGTACCTTTAAGGTAACGCATCATTGCATCACCGGCCACTAAACATCAATCTTTTTTTGTGCTTTTACAATGTTGTTTACAACAAATTAAGCAACTAATTCATCAAGAACCATAGCACAGATTGAACCATCATAATCTGGGATGTATCTGAACCCACCGTGCTGATTATAGTAAGGTCTAACATCTTCGATTGGACTAACCATAGCGATTTTGTTTACAGCATAACCTTGTTTCCTCAACAGCATTCCGTAGGCAGAAAAACAAGTTAAGGCTATCGGGAGCATCTGATGGTCCATATCCTCATGAGCATCACTTCTCTTTTCCATCCAGCAAATTTCTAGCGATTGTCTTTCTTCACTAAAATTCCCAAATGCATAACCTAAAGGAGCTCGACGATAGTAGATCGCCAGTTTTATCGGATGGCGATGATCAGGCTGGAAGAACGGTTGGTTTTTTAACCAGGGATCCCACCTGAGTTTGCCTAACCTGTTGAGTGTCATAAAGTCATCGATAACAGGAACATCGGCGTATGTGAGAACGAGGGTGTTATCAGGATATTTTTGTTTGATCTGTAGAGCCACTTGATTAAAAGCAGCCTCCTGGAAAGCCTCTAACATAAGCCCTCTATCGTTTAAGCATTGTGGATTTGAGGGATAATATCATGACTTAATCGATCCGGAGAAACAAAGAAAATTCTTGTATACAAGTACAGACGAAACATAAAGTCTGGAAGCCAAAAGAAAAATTTTCTCAATCGATTTTCTCAATTTTTCTCAATGGGATTTTTGTCACTGAAAAGAAACTGCGTAAGTGATTGAATGTTGGCGGAGAGAGGGGGATTTGAACCCCCGGTAGAGTTACCCCTACTCCGGTTTTCGAGACCGGTCCGTTCAGCCGCTCCGGCATCTCTCCGTTTTGATGGTTGCCATCATGCCGGGGAATTTGGCATTTTAACAGACCATAACCGTTCAATTTTGTTCAAGTGACGAGTTTGCGAGCAAAGCGATGATTAAGTGGCCCTGGAAGTCGAATGAATCTGCCCGAAGCGCGGCGCTGCCGTGGGAAGAGGCGCTGGCGATCCCTGTCCTGTCCACTTTATCGGATGAGGATAAATCACGTCTGGTACAGCTTGCGATACGATTCTTACAGCAAAAACGGCTGGTCCCGCTACAGGGATTTGAACTCGACGATCGCAAGAGCACCCGCATCGCCCTGCTCTTTTGCCTGCCGGTGCTGGAACTGGGTATTGAGTGGCTGGACGGCTTCCATGAAGTGCTGATCTACCCGGCGCCGTTTGTTGTAGACGATGAATGGGAGGACGATATCGGGCTGGTGCACACTCAGCGAATGGTGCAATCCGGCCAAAGCTGGCAGCAAGGGCCGATTATCCTCAACTGGCTGGACATTCAGGACTCGTTCGACGCATCCGGTTTCAATCTCATCATTCATGAAGTGGCACATAAGCTGGACACCCGTAATGGCGATCGCGCCAGCGGCGTTCCCTTTATCCCGCTGCGTGAGGTGGCTGGCTGGGAACACGATCTGCACGCCGCGATGAACAATATTCAGGATGAAATCGATCTGGTGGGCGAAAGCGCAGCCAGCATTGATGCCTATGCTGCCACCGACCCTGCTGAATGCTTCGCCGTGTTATCGGAATATTTCTTCAGCGCGCCCGAGCTTTTCGCCCCTCGCTTCCCGGCGCTGTGGCAGCGTTTCTGTCAGTTTTACCAGCAGGACCCTTTACAGCGGTTACGTGAAAATGACGGCCAGACCGGGGATCCCACCGCGCAAGTACACTAA